TCTGAATTTTCATTAATATCTTGTGTAGCTTCTTCTTCAACAACAGCTTCTTCAGCTGGTGCTTCTTCTAGTTCTTGCTCCATATATGGAACATCACTAGGGTTTACAGTTTCTTCATCCTGTGATTCCTCTACAGGTGCAGCTTCTGTTTCAACTGGTTGTTCAGTTGTTTCTGGTTCAGGTTCATTAGTCATAAGACCAGCAATAACTTTACCAGCATCTATTACAGTTGTAGCTTTATCAGCCATAATTCACTCCTTATAGGTTGGTGTTATATTAGCACTCCGTTAGGGTGGTGCTATTTTTTTAAATCTTGCATTTGTTTATCTGCAAGTTTACCAGTCTCCATAACTGTACGGAGATGGTTTTCAACTTTACCTAATATCTGATATGCCAGGTATATAGAAAACCTAGCTTTATCATCTGTTGGTTTAGTTTGAAATATCGCTTCTTCATATGACTTTTTCAATTCGTCAAATGATTCTTTGTATAATTCGTTATCAAGTATCTGTTGAGCTTTTACGCCTCGACTACTTTCTTTGATCAGGTTCGACATCTATTGCTATTGTTGTACTACTTACTGGTTGTTCTGGTTGTAGTATATTTTTAGTAGCTGCGTCAAGCATTTGTTTATTAGTATCACTTAAACCTTTTTGTTCTAATGATGCTCGTCTTATAGCTTTCTCATCAATATCAGCAGCATATTTAAGTTCAAGTTCTTTTGCTTTAGTCTCAAAATCTAAAATCATTCTTTGATATTTAAGTTCTAATTCTCTAAGTCTATTCTCATAACTCATTTGAGCTTCAGCTGCTTTTTGTTGTGTCTGTATTTGTGATACTTTTTCAAACTCTGAAGGTTGTTTAGGTCTAGGTCGCATATTTTGCATACCAATCTTAGGATCTGTAAAGTGTGCAGCTACATCTTTCAGTCCTGCATTCTCCATAATACGAGCTAAAGTATTGTAAATATTATTTAAATTTACTATTGGTCCTTGTGCAGATCCTTGAAGTTTAATAGCTTCTAGTTGTCTTCCAAGTATTGCATTTAATATTTGTAACTGTTGATCTCTTGATCCTGTACCTAATCCAACATTGATAGTTATATTACAACGATCTTTCCATTCCATAGGATTCATAGGTACAAAATTATTTCTAATTTTTACTATGCGTTCTTTATCTTGGTACTTAACTATAAGTTCAAATATTTTTTTGAACATATCTTTCACACCTGTTTCTGCAAATACTCTAGCAATAAGTTCCATTCTCATTTGAGATTGAGATAGTATTGTATTAATACCTGATGCAGTTTTATTCAAAGTATCTGTATCCATACCTTGATTATATTTAGTAATACCACTTCGTTCTTCTTTTACAGTATCTAAATATGTAAGTAGTGGAAATGCTTGATTGCTTAATGGTTGGTTCTGCATAGGCATCATAACTTGTCCAGGTGCAGCTTTAGTTCTAACTATTCCTCCAGGTCTGTTTGTTAATAGATCATCAAGATTAACTTGACCATCCATAACAGCAACTCTATTGTTATTAGTTAGATACATATTATCTAATACTTGTCTTAACACAGTAGATTTAATTAACTGTATATCTTCTACAAGTTCAGATACTGATCTACCATAGAATCTGTGTGGTACAATTATTGGTGTTACTGAACAGAAAGGATGGGCATCAACAGCAACATTATCTAATATTGTATAACCTGTATCACCTGCACTTGTGATCTTTCTCATTTCAGCTATACCATCACCATCCATATCTACTTTGATATATGATTCATAAATAATTATTTCTTCTGTAGATTCATCTCCTACAGTTCTATCATAGTCATCATCTATGTTTCTATATCTTGTAGATCTCTCAGAGTTATATTGTTCTTTGTTTTCTGATGGTAAATTATAAACAGCATCATAATCATAACCCATTTCTATTAACTGACTTCTAGTCATAGGTACTCTATGACATAGGAAGTTAGCATCCTTTAATGACTTAGCTTGTCTTTCAATTAAAAATTCTTCAGGTGGTATTGGTTCTATTTTAACACGACCAAATGTTTGTGTTCTTGATACAACCACATCATGCATCATAGGAACTTCTAAAGCATCTAACTGCTCTTGTGCATCAACAGCTATTAATGCATCACCTGCTTCATCTATTTGTTCTTGAGCTTTCTCTTTTTGTTTCTTAAATGTTTCACTTTCGTACTCAGTATGTTCTAATACTTCTACTCCATCTTCTTCTATTAACATATTGAACTCATCATCAGATAAGTTTTCATATGTTTCTCTTTCTACTTTTTCAGAATCATCCCAATATACTTTGCATATACCATTCTTTTGTAACAAAGCATCTTTGAACATTGTGTATAAAGCAGTAAATCCATCATTATCTTTATTAAAAATATGATTAAGATAATCTGTTGCTTGCTCTGATATAGCAACATCTTCTTGTGTAACTGGTTCAACTTTAACTACATTATCACTAGCAGTAAATATTCTAAGTAGTGGTGGTAATATTGATTCAATAGTATCAGCAACATCAGTAGAAACTACTTGTGATCTACCTTCTACTTCATTACCAAATGCTTCACCAAAATAATATTCATTAGCTTTGCGTCTTGATTCTGTTATCTCAGAAGAATAAAAGCCATAAGCATTTTTAATATGATCGCCTAATATTCCTGATAATTCAAAGTCGTTAAGTTGTTTTCCTTTAGCCATATAATTCCTTAAACAATATATCTAGTATCTACATACATAGGTCTAGTCCAATCAGTTCTTGTTGGTGCATCAACTGAACAACCATACCTAAAAGCATCAGCTCCATGTGATGCCCAATCATGCAGAGGTTTATTTTTAAATGTTTGCATTCTATCGTCAAACTGTTTTCGGTACTGACGCAAACAATCAATACCATACTTACATCTGTTCTTATCAAACCAACAGTTATCTAAATTATTTCTTACAGCTTCAATACCATGATCTATCTCTAACTTAGGACATACTTCAAAATCTATTCCTAAGTCTCTAGCAACTTCTAACCTGGACTTACCAGTTCCAAGTTCTCTAGTTGTTATATCATGTGGTGCTATATGCCTACCATAGTTATAACCTTTAGCTTCTATTTCTTTTGCATAGTATGCTAATGATTCACCAGATGTTTCAAGATAATCAATCAAGTGTATTTCACTTCCTGATCTTTGTGCAAACCATATTGCAGTTGAATCACCTATACCTAAATCCCACCATGTTTCTACTTCATTATTAGGATCATATTCAATATCAGTAATTCTATCTTCTCGTTCTGCTTTTTGTATTTGCTTTCCATAGTATGCACCTGATACTGCTGCTTGAAAACTTACTTCAAACTCTTGTTCGAATTGATCTTCAGGCATTGTAAGTCGAGCTTCTTCTAATTCATCATCAGGTATAACTTCTGATTCTGATGCTCGATATAACTCAGCATACCAATCACCACCTCGTCTTTTAGCAAGATCATATACTTCCCAGAAATGATTATGACCCATTGGTGTTCCAATGAATATAACATATCCAAGTTTATCTGCTATTGCAGGTCGTACAATCTCTGACCAAGTTCGAGGTGACATGAGAGCAAACTCATCCAGGACTACTCCATCAAATCCTAAACCACGAAGTGAGTCTGGGTTATCTGCTCCAAAGATTTGTATTCTAGATCCATTCCAAAGATCAACTTTGAGTTCTGTTTCGTGACGCTTTCCACCAAGTTTCATTAAGGGTTCTGTATATTCTTTTAAATAGTCGTAAGCGACTGCCTTACCCTGGCGATATGTTGGTGCTATATACGCCAATCTAGAATTAGGTTTTTCACAGCAAGTCATAATTAAATGATTGACTGCCAATACTGTTTTACCAAATCGTCTATGACAAACTAAAACATTAAATCGTTTTAGTGCGTTGTGTATTTTTTCCTGTAGAGGTCTAGGCTCATAAGGAATTTCAATTTCCATTATTTCTTTTTACGCCATCCTATTGTAACTGCAATAGGTTTTTCATCATCTCCTGAAATAGTTTTATTAACTGACGCTAGTTTAGAATGTACAAATGGTGCTGCTTCTTTTGCTGCCCACATCTTTTTTTCAATAGATACTTTAGGATTATTCAACATATTCAACATATACTTCAAAGGTGTAGTTTGTCCTTTACCTAGTTCTGCTGATAAGCGTTCTGCTTTTGTTCCTGCTTTAACTCCTTTAGGTCTAGCCATTAAGATAACAATCCCATCATATTTGCCATAAGCATTCTATTTAATTGTTTTGGTCCTGTAACTGTATTCATGTTGCGTTGCATATTATTATAGTTCTGTCCATCTCCAGGTCTAAATACTGGTGGCATAGCATCTGGTGTTCTTGGATTGAGTCCAGGTGTATTCATTGGAGGCATCTTAGGCATTTGATCTCCAGGATAAAAGTCTCTAAATGTTCCTTTTGGTCCACGCATTTCTAACTCTGACTTCTGCATATTGGTTAGTTCTGGAAATAACTTCTGCATAGTTGGTGAACCTTTTAATGCATCCTGTCTAATCTTATCTATAACATCTGGTCCAAATTCTCCTTGTACTGCATTCATAATCTGCATAGCTCTTGGACCTTTGATCTCTCCACGAAATACTTTTACAGCATCCATATACAATCTTTGTTCTCCTGCATCACCAAACTTCATATAATCTTTCATATTTACTTTAGGTTTGATTCCAAATATCTTCATAATATCTGCGTTGGTTTTAACATCCATACCATCAAACTTTGAGTTTGGTCCTACAACTTTATTGTCCTTGATCTCAACAATATCATTATCAACAGTTGCTAATTTAATCGACATATTATCTCCTTAACACTTCCATCTGCGTCTTGCCTGTCTCAATCTTGAGTTAGGATCTCTTGCAGCTTTTGGAAACTTTTTCATTTGTCCTGCACTTCTCGCACAGAATGATTTTCTTCTTTTGGCATCTTTACTGCCTGGTTTAACTTTGCCTGTTACAGCAGTCTTTAGTTTACTTCCTGGGTTAGCTCGTCTATATGCAGCGACTCCTGCCTTTGTCATGCCAGCTCCAGACTTTGTAGGTCTGAAGTTCCTTTTATTCCTGGCAGGCATTTTGTCTCTGCGTCTAGCCATTACTTCCCTACCATTTTTTTAGCTTTTTTATGAGCTTTTGAAAACGACATTCCCATCTTCATGTCTTTTCTCATCATAGACATATGCTTAGCAGAATGATGCTTTGCATGCTTCTTCAAAGTATCCTTTTGTCTTTGAGTTAGTTGTTTCATTTTCTTCATTTGGTTTTCTTTCTCTTTCTTCCTGATGCTGTTACAGACCAATTGACTCTTTTTGGTCCAGTCTTTTTGCTAGCCTCCTTCTTTGAGATACGACTAGCTACTTTTCTAGGTCTACAAGCAGGATAAGGTCTGCCTTTGTCCTTCTTGCCACTACGACCACACTTCTTTCCTGTCTTGACATCACGCCAATCCTCTTTGAACCACTTGCGTAGCCCACCTTTGTACGCCACTAGTACTTTCCGCCACGCTTTTTATAGGTTCTTACAAGCCATGCGTTAGCATATGCACTAGGATATACCTTGAACTTCCTTTTTGCCTCTGCTTTTACCCTAGAATACAGAGCAGGGTTCTTAGGTTTAGGTGATCCACTAGATCTTTTTGTTTTTTTAGCCATAGAACTTCTTATTTTTCCTTTGAACTACACGATCAGGGTTCTTTTCGTCCTTTTTCTTGGACTCCATGATCTTATCTTGTAGAAATTTAGGTAATGTTTTCTGTTTTTTAGTAAGCATTGCCCATCTTCCTAGCTTTTTTCTTATTCTTTTTCTTCTTTTTAGATTTCATTGCTGGTCTACCTCTCATAGAACCATATGTTCCTTTACCCATTGGCATAGTTTAGTCTCCTTGTTAAATGCCCATATCTATTGATACAAGCTAGTTGCTGTTTATTCTAGTGGTAAGGTACTCTAAATACCAAACCCCCTCAGAATCTGTAAATATGATTGATTAAAGCGTGGGGAGTACAGAAAGGATCTAACAAACCCCCCACTCTTGGAATATCGTATAGTATCGTCTCATTGTCAATACTTTGTTTGGATACCTCCTTTATATATTTTGTTGCCCACACATACATTATTACGCCCCATCCTCTTTTAAAACCCCCCTCTTTCTTTT